CTAATGTGAATATCACTTACTTGGAATATTTTTCTTATCATGGTTTAACCCATCATTTTTTTGAGAATGATCTCACCGAATGTTAACGGCTTTGCTTGTTGTAATAATTTTGTCATATTTTCGAAACCTAAATCGGATGGATCTTTGCCATCTAATTCTATTAAATAGACTTCCTTACCCAAATTTATTAATTGTTCTGAGTAAGTCAATGCTTCCTTAAGAGCATCCTTGTCTAAAGCCAAATATACTGTTTTTACTTGACATTCCACAAGTTTTAACATCAGTGCCTTTGGAATACTTTTTCCAAATAGAGGAACTGCATTTCTTTTTATTGCTATTGCATCGAATATTCCTTCGCAAAGTATTACTGGAACTGACCAATTTATAAGGTACTCCATACCCACAATCTCTGTCTTCTGAATAGACGGAGCGTCGTACTTCTGATATGGATCCTTTTCAAAAGATCTAGCGATGAAGTAATTTACTTGACCGTTTCTATCGTAAGAAGGAATAATAACGCGATTTCTGTATCGACCAGTTTTACAATATCCAATGTTGTATTTTCTTACATCTGATTCGTTGATACCTCTCTTTTTTAAGTAGACAGCAGCGTGGCGATACTCTAGAGATCCATCGTTATCGGTCATCGAAATGAATTCAGTTGGCAAAAATACGCGAGTAGTTTCAGCATCGTCAATTTTGGTACGATCGCTTTTAAAGTAGCTCTTCATCTCTACTATGCGCGCTTTGTCAACACCCAGTTTCTTGAATAGGGACACAGGCGTTTTGCCCTTAGTGGGTGGATGGCAAGTCCAACAGTTGTATTGACCGCTAGAAACGTTTACCACTAATTTTGGCTTCTTGTGATTGCATATAGGGCAATGGAACACGTGATCCTTCTTGTTCTTGTCGGGTTTTCCCTTTCCAAGTACAGATTCCAAAAGTCCTAATACTAACTGTTCGTTCTCCATGAATCTAATATACAAAAAATATGTTTAATAAAAAAATTTAATCTTTGTTGAGCGCACTTAGAACTTAAGTTTTTTATTATCCTATAAAATAATTATTTTTAAAACCTTCTACTACAGGGGGAAAACAACAGCAGATAACTATGGACTTATCAAAACTACTAAACATAGGGGAAGAAGGAAAGGAAAACCTAACAGAGGAGGAGATACAAGCATTATATCTATATCTAAGTATGCAATTTGAAAATATGTCCGATCAACAAAAACTCTTGTGGATAGAAACAATGAAGTCATTAGATCCTGAATTTGACGATTATGAAAAAGATTAAACTAGAAGTATACCTTTTAGAAGGTTGTGATAAATGTAAAAAACTAAAGTCAACTTTAGATCGTTTAAAAATCGAGTACGATGCAATTCCTTGCGAAGACTATCCAAATATGTGTGATAATATAGAAAATGTTACTGGAGTGGATATGTACCCAATGGTTAATAAGGAAGGCAAGATATTCTACATCGCCGAAAAGTACAATGACATAGGAAAAATAAAAATAATATCTGAGAATATTAGCACAATGGGCATGTACTCGATAGATAATATCATAGATGCGATACAAAAAGATTAAATTAACAATATGAGATACAAAGAACTAGTTACTAAAAAATTAAGTGAGTTGGTAAACATGATAATGTACCAAAATTCACAAATTTCCCAATTGCGTCCTCCACAAGAGTTAAAAGAGACTTTAGAAAAGATGCAAGAAAAGATAAATGAGATCCAACACTTAATCAACACTGAGCACGAAGCTTAATTAAAAAATAAAAGTTATGAAAAAACTGACAGAAGAACAAATCCTTGAGAACTTACAAAAGTTTTACGGATACATTGACAAGTATATTACGTCTGATAGAAAAGACTCTTTACTGGAATTTTATAAAAGTAGAGAAGTTACTTTAGCTATTAGTCCTGCGTCTACTAAATTAGCACATCACAACTGTTTTCCAGGAGGTTACGTTGAACACGTTAATAGAGTAGTTGAAGCCGCTTTAGTAATGGATAAAGTATGGGAACGCTTTGGTCAGAAGAAAGATTATACCATTGAAGAATTAGTATTCTCTGCAATTAATCATGACCTAGGTAAATTGGGCACTAACGAAGAGCCTTTCTATATTCCTAACGACTCTTCTTGGCATGTAGAGAAACAAGGAGCACACTTTAAATATAATAGTAAGATCACTCACATGAGAATTGCAGATAGAAGTTTATTCTATTTACAAGAAGCTGGTATTTCTGTTAGCGAAAATGAATTCTTGGCAATCAAATTACACGATGGATTGTACGAAGAAGCAAATAAGCCGTATTATATTACGTACAGTTCTGACTCTGAATTAAAATCTAATTTACCTTACATACTTCATCAAGCCGATTTAATGGCTTCGAGAGTAGAAACACAAATTTAAAATAAAATGACTGGAATAATTGCACTAGTATTATGGTTCGTCACAATCTTTGGCGCTATAGTATACAATTTATATAGAAAAAATAAACGTTTAGAAGAGATCGTACTTAATCAAAGTGGCTTTGTAAACGATACAATGTCTTTATTAGACGAGTTTAACGGCTTAGTAAATAAAATAGACATGACAATGTGGGTTCAATCAGATCCAGAGTTGTTATCTCTATTTGAAACAATTAAAGCAATTCAATTACGTGTTCAACAATTTACAGGGAGAAAATAAACCATGGCAGAAGACTTAATAGTTGAAGCAGAACAGGACATGGGCCTTACAATTAAAGGCACTCCTAGAAAAAGAAAACCAAAAACCAAGAATGTCTACTTTACTTCTGAAACTGAAGAGGCAATCTTAAGATATCGCGCTGCTCCAAATCAAGCCGTAGCAAATCAAATTTATAACAAAGAGATTCACTACGCGTTTTATAAATTAGCCGAGAATATTATCCACACTTTTAAGTTTTATTACACAGAAGTAGATAATATTGAAGATCTTAAGTACGAAGTTATCTCTTTTCTTTTACAAAAATTGCACCTTTACGATCAATCAAAAGGTAAAGCCTACTCTTATTTTGGTACCATTGCCAAAAGATACTTGATTATCTACAATCAAAAGAACTACAAAAAAATGGTTTCTAAGATACAGGTAGAAGAGATTGATAACGCCAATAGTACTCATGAAACTTTAATTTTAGAACCAGAATCCTCTGACATTAATAGAGTTTCTGTAATAGATCAATTCATAAAATATGTTGACGATAATCTAGTTGAACTGTTCGACAAAGAAGGTGAAATTAAGGTTGCAGATGCTATCTTAGAAGTGTTTAAGAAGCGAGACAACATAGACATATTCAATAAAAAGGCTCTCTTTATATACATAAAAGAGATCACTGACTGCCAATCTAATACCATTACAAAGGTTATTAAAAAGCTCAAGACCATATACAAGGAGGTGCTGGATCACCATATTGAAAACGTAGACCAGTAATATTTATTTAAAAAATCCTATGGAACTAGAAAAGGAAATCTTTCCTGGCAAGACTTTGGCGCAATTGGTGGAAGAGGTTTACAACAAACATAAGTCCCAAGATTCTACGATAAAGTCTGAAATACTACGTCTAGCTGATATGATTGATGGTCCTGGTGATGCTATAGTTCTTATGCCAATGATCAAAGGTCTATTGGATTCTAGTCTTAAGAACGACGAAGTGCTAATGAAAATACTTAGTGCTTTCCAAAAATCTGCTGACGCAAAAGACAAATCTGTAGAAGATGGAGGCCTTTTGTCAGAGAAAGATATCGAGCAATTAATGAGCGAAGTTACTTCAATGGCTCCTAAAAAACAATTACCTAGCACATAATGAGTATATTCGGTAATAATTTTAAAGCCGATAAAACGGGTAAATTTGGCCAGTACTTTATAATTGGTCGAGTTAAATCCATAGTGCAAGGACCTTTCACTAGATCTATACAAGCTTTTACTTCTCCTGATGGACTTCCTGCAGTTAGAGACGTATTAGAACCAAACCCTGACTTTACTAGTTGGAAAGATGTAGGTAAAATAAGATACGAAGTAATGTACTCTAATCTTTCTGAGTCCAAATTAAAAGAGGTTACTGAGCCTGCATTTCCAATATTTAGCTTTATAAAACAATACCCTTTATTGGGCGAGATTGTTTTAATCATGAGTGGACCATCTCCTGATTTGAATAATGACTTTAATGCTAAACAGCTTTTCTACTTTCCTCCTTACGCTTTGTGGAACGGAGTTAATCACAATGCTTTTCCTAATATGGAAGAGTACGGTCAATACATAAGCAAAGCAAGCTCAAGACCAGAGTTTCAAGGCAAAACAGATACACTAGCTTTTAGACTTCCTCTTGGTAGAACTTTTATAGAGAACGAAAGAATAAAAAACTTAAGACCTTTCGAAGGAGATATCATACTTGAATCAAGATTTGGTCAATCAATAAGATTCGGAAGCACAGTAAAAGGATTAAGAGCATTAAATTATTGGTCAGAAGTTGGAAGCACTGGTGATCCTATAACTATTATTAGAAATGGTCAAGGTCAACCTGTGGATTCTGATCCATTTGCAGCAACTATAGAAGACATTAACAAAGACGACTCTTCTATATATTTAACTTCTACTCAAAAAATAGTTTTAGAAGATGTGGTTAATTTTCCATTTAGATCTTATGGAAAAGGTTTATCAAAACAATCTCAAGTAATATTAGAAATAGAACAAGCACCTACTTCTAACGATATTTTATCAGCACAACAACAAGATTCAACAGCAATAAGAAATACATAATGTACGTTCCAGAATTTCCATATAAAGGCAA